CTACTTTGCTATTGTAATTGCATCAAGCATTTTGTTGTCATTATCTCGTATCTTTTTTGTTACGTGAATATATATGGCGATAGTGATTTTACTGTCGTGATGTCCTAATCGTCGGGCAATCTGTTCAGGAGTCATTCCCGATTCTGCAAGAATTGAAGCATGAGTGTGTCGCAATTTATGTGGAGTAATCTCCCGGCCAAGTACGGAGAGTGTAACTTCTTTCAGACACGATAAAAAAGATGCGTATCTCAGATATCGTCCATTGTTTACGTTTGGAAGAAATAGTGTGCTTGTTTTTCCATGCGCAAATAGTTCTTCTTTTCGCCAAAGTCTCAGTTTTTTTATGATAATTTCCAGCTCTGGTTGTATATGAATGTTTCGTACAGAATCTTCTGTCTTCGGCGATGTTGTGCGTTTAGTAGCTGGGTAATAGGTTTTAGTCACACGAATCACTTTATTGGCTAAATCGACGTCAATATCATCTAAGGCTATTAATTCGCCGATTCGCATACCTGTCAGAACAAGCATTTGCATAGTATAATACCATTGCCAGAGTTGTTGACTTGATAGTTGTTTAAGCACTCTTTTTACTTCATCACGCTCCAGGTATAATTCTGATACTTCCTCATCTGAGAGCTTTTTTTCCTTTTTATCTTTCACATATGTAAGTTTTGCAATAAGGTTGTTATTACTATGATAGTCGTTTTCATATCCCCAATTCAGGCATATCTTAAATGCTTTTATATACATATTTATTGATGTTTTATTCTTCCCACTTGCTAGGAGAGCCTTGATTACATATTGTGCAGTGATATTATTCACTAATGCATCTTTGTCAATTATTCTTAGCAATTGGTTCAGATTGCTTTTTTTAATATTTATTGTACTTTCTTTTATTCCCCTTAAGGGGAGTGCAGCAAGATACAATTCAACTATTTCAGACACACGATAATTTACACATGGGTTATTTGAGGATATAAGCTTTTCTATCTTACCGCTCAGAAGCCTCATAGCTTTGTTCCGGTTCTGAGGACTGTCTTTTTTCATAGTAGTAGTGACCTTTTTAACCTTCTCTGTAAGCGGATCCGTGTATCTCTCACAATATTTAACAGTTCCATTTTTTTGTATTTCTGACCACATAAAAAATCCCTCCATAATGGTTTGCCAAAAAGAGGGATGGATGGTATACTTGTAATGTTATTTCTATTGTATGCCGTTGTCCCTCTGATGGCGGTGTATTTGGTATTTAGGAACCTGGGTGTTGCAGCACTCAGGTTCTTTTTTTATCCCACAAATGCCTTGCAGAACAAAAGTGGGATAGTTGCACTGGTTCAACAAAAATATTTTAATATATTGCGTAATATGTGTTGACATATTGCGTAATATGAAGTATACTAATAATGTAATCAAGCAAGGGGTTCATTGAAAGGAGAACCCAAATGACAATAGCTACAATAATCATCAAGATAATACTTATAACAATCATCATCATATATATTATTAAGAGCTTAAAATAAAAAATCGGGTAGCCCCCTAAGACATACCCGATAAGCAACCAGTAAACCACCTCTTGCTTGATTACAATTTATCATAGATGATGGCTAAGGTCAACCGGGTTCTCCTTTATCGGAGGTATAACAACAATGGAAGAAGAGAAGTTCAATCAAATAAAATATCAGAATGAATTCATCAAACAAAAATATGATCGTGTTAATCTCACAGTGCCGAAGGGCAAAAAGGAGAAGATCAAAGCCGCCGCCAAGGCAGCAGGTCAAAGTGTTAATGAATATATCAATTCTGCCATTGATAGCTATATGAATATGTAAAACGTAAAAGACCTCGCATTTCTGCGAGGTCCAAATTCGTAAATAATAATAATTAGTGCCCTATAGGCGTAATTCAAATATAACTGAATTTTATACTATATTGTATTCGCAGTCAAGGAAAATATTCTATTTTATAAAATATTCTATAAGTTTTTTTGTAAGTTTATCCATTGTAGCATCTGATAGCTTAACGCCATAGAGAGGATCTCTTGGAGTTTTTGGGTACCATATTCGTATTTTGCTTATTGTTCGAATTTGACATGGTTTTAATAGACTTCCTGTTTTCATAAGATCGATTTCAGCTTTGTTCTTTTTTAATATGTCAATTTCGTCATTCATTTTTTCTATTTTTTTAGTTAATGAACCGATTGTTATGTCAGTCGTGTTTTCTGGAGTTGAGGATGATTCCAAATCATCATTCTCACAAGGTGCATTAAAAATTAAATCACGTATTTCTGTAAGTATTTGAGTAAGTTCATCACGATGTGTTGTATGTTCCTTAAGCAAGTTGTTATATTTGGCATTCATAATATTATAGAATTCGTTGCCAATGTTTAAATCATATGTTTTGATGACTGTATCTTCTTTTATGGAGCTCATAGGAACTACGGTTATGGAATCACTAGATTGGTTGTTTTTATTATCAATTACAACTGCATAATGAACACCGCCAAGTTCGGAGCCGATGTTAAACCCAAAATTGACCTTAACAATATCGCCACGACTATATGAAATGTTTTTTCGCGGATCAAATGTTCCCTCGAAGTCGATATATCGTACATAATCAACGATCCATTTAGACATTAAGTCGGCTTTTCGTAGAGTAGATTCATCAGTAATATATTTTTCAAGTAAATTGTTGAGCAATTTGATGCTGTATTTTTTATTTCTAATGACATCTGATTTTGTATTCTTTTTACTCATAGGCTTTCTCCCTTCATTTGTATTTAATTTAAAATTGTTGCTTACTGTTAAGACTTCCAAACATCCCTGCGCCATGCGGTGCAGGGAATTTCAATATTATCATTAAGATAGTCGTGCAATTGCTTTGGGGTGATATCAACCTCTACAATAACCATATCTCCAGATTCATTAGAGTGTTTGATCATCGCATATTTAATTGCAGATTTCTCAGTATCAAATAGTTTTTCCTCACCATTGGTTATCAAATGCTCAAATATAAATTTTCTCATATAAAATCCCTTCCACCATGGTATTACTAAAATTTTGCCCTCAGCTCCACGACCTTGCCGATAATCTTGACGGGTTTATTCTTTATAGTTTCCTCATCAAAATAGAGTGGGGCATAGCTTGGGTTTGTAGAGATAAGTTCCAGACCTTCTTTATATTTACGGAGACGTTTGCAGACTGCATCGTCTCCGTTTATCAGAGCGATAACAGTATCGCCAGTCTCAGCGTCATCCTGTTGCCTTACAATTACAACATCACCATTGCTGATCTTAGGCTCCATACTGTCACCTTGGATCTGCAGAGCAAAGAAGTCACCAGTCTTTGCCATGTCCTCTGATATCTCTTCAGTATCTATAATTTCAGTGATTGCATTTATTGGGATACCAGCGGCAACACGCCCAAGGACCGGGATTTTCCGAGCCTGTATTGCTTGCGATTGTTGGGGAGTGTTAACTTCAACCTTTCCATCTAATAGAGCAAACAAATCATCAAAATCCATATTCATACCTTGGGCAGCTTGCCGAATACATTGAATGGATGGGGATATCTCTTTCCCTGTTTTTGGATGTCTGTTTTTCTCTAATAAAGAAATATAGGCCTTACTTATTCCACTACGCTCAGAGAATGCATCCATACTGAGAGCATGGTCGTTTCTGTATCTTTTTATAATGTCACCAAGTGTCATTCGATCACCTCCGTTGTTTAGTATATTGTACAACGACAGTAAAATAATGTCAAACATTTTGAACAAAAGTTATTGACTTTGAATGTTCAACATGTTAAACTACACAATGTCAAACAAATTAGACAGAAAAGAAAGGAGGCTGAAAAGTGGAATATAGAGTCAAGGAGATCCGAGAAAGTGCAGGAATAACACAGGAAGACTTAGCTATGAAGTCAGGGGTATCCAGAACGATTATATCGGGTCTTGAGAGCGGAACAATAAAGGAAACATCGACACGAACACTTAGAAAAATAGCGGATGCACTTGGCAAAAGTGTAAGCGAGTTATTTTTTTAATCGCACTGTCTAACATGTTAAACGCATGGGCTAGAACAACGGAGGTGAGATAGTGGAGAAAGAGAAAAAAGGAAAGACGGTCAAGGAAGTTGTAGATGAAATATATAACATATTTAAAAGAGAACACCTGACTGCATCGCAGGCATGGAAACTTTTGAATGCGGTCAGGTGCAAGATTGAAGAAAATGCTGGAAATAAACCACTTTAATTACAGCATGTGAGAATCTTTAAGGCTCTTGTAATTAGTTTCGGTGTCACAAACAAAGTCATAAAAATCTTTTGCGGAAGTAATGTTTTTGTTTTCTTTAAGTGCACGAAAAATGGCATAACCAACAATGATTTGGTAATCCTTCATAGATTCTTCTAATTCGGATATGTCCTCAAATACAACAGGATCATTCATATAATACGCCTCCCCTCATACGAACTCGGCTCTGGCGGGAGCCTGTAAGGGGAGTATAACACAATGCAACAAATAAGAAATAGCTGAAAGGAGTGAACTGGTGAAAAAGATATACGATTTTGAAAGCGGAATTCTACCAACTGAAGAGAAAAGGTTTGATGAAATAGTATACAACGACATCAGGTTGAGCATATGCGAGGCGTTTTTGGCACTAGATGATAACTGCCAGGTGGAACGCACGGAGTATAGGGACTATTGGCTTGGCGGTGAAAGATGTGTAGCTGTGCAGACAGCTCTCAGATCGGAGCAGAACAACCATAGAAAACATCTTTTTGAAGAAAAAGCAAAACAGCTCAAGCAGATAGTATCAGATTATGTTGATTCTCAGGTGGCATATTTTACATATGAGCCCAAAGATTCAGAGAAATAGAGGGTAATAAGAATATGGATAATTCAGTAGAGGTATATGCAACTTTAAAAATCCTTTTTATGTCAATCAGTACTATAGCAGTAATCATGTGTATAGTCACTTGGGCAGTAGCTGAGTTGATGTACAGAGTGAAGGCAGCAATCAGAAAAGCGAGGTGTAAGAAAAATGTTCATACTTAATAAAGACTGCAACGATGTGTATAACACGGATCACATTGTGAACATATATCAGGATGAGTGCACAATAAAGGTTTGTGCTGGAACGGCTACACGAGGAGGAGTCCTTGGTAAATACAACAACTATGACGATACACAGCTTGCATATAGCATGCTGATAAATGGTCTTAGACAGAATAATGGAGTGTTTGTTATGCCGAGTGACAAGGATCTTCTTATAAAAGCTACGGTATACCACCATCCCACAGGCAAGAAAACGAAGGGACATGGTGGTTCATGAAACAGAAAAGTATCAAAAGCATAAGACAGGAATTCCGTAAGGGCGGCGTATTCTACACGCCCCCAGAGCTCGCCGAAAAGCTTAAGGAGTATGTTGACATAAGCGTAAAAACTGTATACGACCCAACCTGTGGCACTGGAAATTTACTGCGAGTATTTGACGATGACGTAGAAAAATACGGACAGGAGATTGATGCGGAGCAGCTACACGGAATAGATATTCCAAACTTCCACGGGGCAGCAGGTAACACACTAATGTGCGATGCGTTCCCAGACATGAAGTTTGACTGCATCGTGGCAAATCCGCCGTTCTCGGTCAAGTGGGAACCGGACAAGTTGGATGATGATCCAAGATTCAGCGCTGCGCCGGTGATGGCACCGCCGTCGAAAGCGGATTGGGCATTTATGCAGCACATACTATATCATCTCTCAGATGAGGGAGTGGCTGTTGTCCTGGAGTTCCCTGGAATACTGTACCGAGGGCAGAGAGAAGGCAAGATCCGGCAGTGGTTCATAGAGAACAACTACATAGATAGAGTTGTCAACGTCCCCGGAAATACATTTGAGGACACAGCAATAGCCACATGCCTGATAGTGCTGAGAAAGAACCGCACGACTACAGACATAGTGATAGAGAACGATGAAATGAGCCGCCCTGTTCCCCTGGAAGAGATAGTGCAGAATTCATACACATTGTCGCCAAGTACATATGTGTATAAAGAACCTGAACGTATGCACTTGGATCCAAATGAAATAAGAGTAGATGCACGGAAGACGTTTCTGAGGACACTTCGGACGACATTGGACATGGAAATACTTACCTGCAGTCTTGATGGAGAGAGTATACAGCCGTTTATTGACGATATTAAACGGATTCTTGCGGAATACGACAAGTAACAGAAAGGGGGATAATCATGGCAAAAACAATGGAAATAACAAGCATCAGGTACGTGACTGCAACTCCGTACCTGTCAAAAGCAGAGCTGGCGCAGAAACTGGGCTGCTCAAAGTCAACTGTTAACAGAAGGCTGGACGAGTTAGACGAGCAGGTCCAGCGGGGAAGATATAACGAGTATACATTGCTAGATGGCGGAGGTGTTACCTACGTGAACTACTTGGCACTTATAGACTTTCTCAAGTATCGAAAAAGACTCCAGGATGGGCGGAGGGTGCCGCCATACAACCCTAAGAAGGTGGCGGACGCGATATCCTGGGGAACGATGACAAGAGAGATGCAGTAGGAGGTGGCAATCATTGCAAGAGGACCACCAGAAAGGATGAAATGAGAAGAGAACTTAAAGATAAAAGAAATAGGGATCTGAGACTGGTGTACAATGTCTCACTTTTCATGACAGGAGGCATGCTTGGCGTTGCAGTGATGTTGCTAATCATCATGAATCCGAGTCCTGCAAAGTGGACACTCATGATCGTTTATATCCTCCTTGCAATCTTGTGCGGTGAACTATCGGACAAGATGGAGAAGATAGCGGTCGAAAGATGCCGCTCATGGCATAAAAATAGCGACTCTGTAAAGAACAGAGCCGCTTAAGCCTTAAGCTTTATTAACACCATATTTAGTATAGCATAAGGCCTTACATATGTCAATTTGAACCGCCCGGAAGGGCGGAAGAAAACACTCTTAACTATATTAAACATAGACGGACAGGAGATAAGGTTGCATGGCATACAAGGAATATATATACAGGTTTCCACGAAGCAATGAGGTGGAGATCAAATACATGGGTAAGTACGGAGCCAAGGGAGAGAAGAGGGCGAAGAGAAACAGGGCATCACCGGAGATCATCAGGAGACAGAATCAAACAAACAAGGCGATCAAGGTGAGGCGACTTCTCAAGGCGAATTTCACCGAGGACGACTACTGGGTGACCCTTAAATATCCGGCAGGAGCGAGACCGTGTATAAATCAGGTCAAGAAAGACCTGAAGAACTTCAACGACCGCATGAGGTATCAATATGAGAAGCATGGAGAGCAGTACAAATGGGTACGTCGTATAGAAGTTGGCAAGAGAGGTGGTGTTCATATCCACATGGTTATCAACAGGATAAGGGAAGGACCACCCACGGACAAACTCATAAGAGAGAAATGGAAACCTCACAAGGTGAACTATACACAGCTCTACAAGGATGAGGACTATGACAAGTTGGCAGAGTATCTTGTCAAGGAATATGAGACTGATACACAGTTATCAATGTTCGATGGCGATGATCAAAAAGTGCTTACAAGTTACTCATCAAGCCGGAATCTGATCAGGCCGGAACCGGAGACGAAGATCTACACTCGCAGGACGGTAAGAAAAATTATTGATGCAGGACCGAAACCGACTGAGGGCTATTACATAGACAAGAACTCGTTGAAGATGGGTGTGAACCTGTACAGTGGCTTGAGTTACATCAAGTACACGGAAATAAGAGCCGGGACGAGGTGTACACCACACTGGAAGGAATGGGGGATTGCAACATGAAGAAGATGGACATCTACATGATGACTGATATCCGGGCGGTGACGCCGGTATCAGGATATGGAGTCTACTGCATAGAGTGGATAAGTCCTAAAGGCAAGGCAACGCTCACAGATATGGTAGAGCTGACAGAGTGCAATGCCAGGAGTGCAACTCTCACAACAGCAATAAAAGCACTTGAAAGGATCACAGAGCCTTGTGAGCTGACTATGCATGTATCAGAACCATATGTTGCAACTGCTATTTCTAAGAACTATGTGGGCGACTGGATGAAGAACGACTGGAAAACAAAGAAGGGCCGGGATGTGGTCAGCAAAGACTTGTGGCAGCAACTTATGTATTTCCTGTCGGCGCATCAGTGTACGGTAGTTTACGACATATCACACGAATACAGCCGTTGGATGGCGGACGAACTCACACGGAAGGAGAAGAGAAAGAAATGAAATTAAGCGAGATTAACACCAGGGCAGCAGAGCTTAAAGCTGCCGGCAAGACAAATGAACTTTGTGAATACGCAAAGAAGATCGGGCTCACAGAAGATGATGCAGAGGACTATATTGACGGAATGGTCGAAGAGCTGGCGACAGCTACATATCTGGCCGGATCCATTATAGAGACTCAGGGAAAATCTCTTGCATGCAAGGGAGTGGTAAAGGACTGGGTACAGACTATCACTCAGATGGCACAGAATGACACGGCCCTTGCGAACGATATCATAGAGCATGATGATAAGGATCTCACTCACTGCCTCGCAGAGATTATCAGTTTTTCGTTTGAGAATAAGGCACAGGTGGATAGCAAGATAGTAGACGTAACAATGATCACGCACAACGGAAAGAAAGAGAAACTCCGTGGACCGTTATATCTTGGGGTGCCAAGCCGTGCTGAGCTGCAGAAGATAGTACATAAATACTATGGAGGTGGCAAGTGATGATTGCATACAAGGGTTTCAAAAAAGGAAAGACAGGCCCTGAGGCAATACTTGGATCCGGCACGATGACATACGAAGTGGGTAAGTGGTATGAGACTAAAGGTGCACAGACAGCAAGTATGGGCTTTCATTGCTGTGAGAACCCACTTGAATGTCTGACTTACTATAGCTGGAATAACAATAATGTGTTCTATGCGGTGGAAGTTGCTGGTGATGTAGATGAAGATGGTGCGAGCAGAATATGTTGTACAAAAATACGCTTGCTTAAACAGCTTGATCTGCAGAGCTTTATCCTTGCATCTGCACAGTATCTATTAAAACATCCGAAGGTAGCTTGTCATAGAGTGCATGAGGACAGGAGCAGCACTACAGGCCGGGAATCATTTGTTTTTGTACGTGGCAAAAATCCATGCGGAGCAGGTAAAAAAGGCGACTGTGTGGTACTGCTCCAGGAGGCAGCAGACTCGAAAGAGATACAGGCACTGCAGTTAATCCACATCGATGGCAAGAAGTATGTACCGATGGTGTACTACGACATTGACAGAAGGGCGGTGGAGTGATGATTAAAAAGACACTTAGAGCCCTTAGACAGCTAAATGCAACAAAGGAAATGATGCAGAAGGCAGAAGCAGACAAGCCAACGGCCAATAACAAGTGGTGGAGGTCTGATGTTAAATTCCCTTACAAGTACGGAGTATATCTTAGGGCACAGCATCTGAAAGGATTTCTTAAAGTTGCGGTATACGCAACTGAATGGATGCGTCAGGGGATATGTACACCGTGCTATGAGATATTTATCGACTATGAAAATGAACAGTTCATAACAAGAAGGCTTGATAAAAATTATACAGAGACAGGCTGGACGAATGCGATGGTCGATAACCTGAAGAATGTCGAAGACGTGAAACTTGCGAAATATTGGTATGACAGTCTTATGTCAGGAAGTGGAGCTGAAGATCCATGGATGGACGAGCACCAGGCTGCGTATATCAAGAAAACGTTGCAGACGAATAAGAGCGGGTATGCTGCTATCGTTGAGTATCAGCGTAAATGCCGGCAGCAGGATCTTGCTGAAAAGCGCCGCCGGGAGACTGCTCCATGGGATGAGGACATGGCAAGAGTGCCGGAAGAGCCAACGGCATTTAGGAGATGGGTGTTCCACGAGGCTGTATCTGAGAATTACATGATATATACATACAGCAAAACAGGTGCGAAAGAAGGCTGGTGCACGTACTGCGAGAGAACGGTACAGCTCAAGGAAAAACCTCTACATGGCAAGATTGGAATATGCCCTCGATGCAAACGAGAGATAACATACAAGTCCGCGGGCAAAATAAATACACTTGCAACAGACTGGTACAAGGTACAGCTTGTACAGAACATAGAAGGAGGCATCGTAGTTAGACACTTTGCTGCAAGAAAATACTGGCAAGGAGCCATAAACGCATCATTGCATCTGCATGAAGATACAAGAACACTCATTATGGACGGCACAAAATGGCAGTATTCCTGGGAACTATACAAGAATATAGAGCATAGATGGTGCCGGTCAAGCTATAGCAACTATGGAAACTGGCAAGGCGGACTGATATATACCGGTAATATGTATCACCTGAGTAAGACAGGACTGGTACATAGTTCGTTGCCGCTGGTGCTCAAGAATAATAAAAAGATTACAAATGCAGTGGTAGATTGGCTTGACGCTGAAAAGTATGATCCAAACATCGAAAGGTGTGCAAAAGCCGGGTTATACAGGCTTGCCGGCGAGGTGACGAAGAACGGCGGGCTGGTAAAAGACAGGAGAGCGACAGAGCTCACAAAGGCTCTTGGAATCGACCGCATGAGGCTGTCAAGATTAGTGGCACATGACGGAGGCTCGTTATATCTGATATATCTGCAGAGAGAGAAGGCAGACAATACAATATACCCAGATGATATTTTGTTTGATTTGACAGAAAAACATATTGCTTTACCATACTTGAAAACCATGCTTAGCCATATGACTCTGATCAAGGCGTACAACTATCTTGTCAGACAGAGTGATCCATCTGACGAAAATCCGATGAGCCAAGCACTTACAACATATAACGACTACATGAACATGGCGGTGAGGCTGCAGATGGATACGTCTGCAGAACAGATATATAAACCCAAAAATTTGAAAAAAAGCCATGCAAAAGTGATTGATCTGTTGAGTCAGGAGTCGTGGGATAAGTCAGCTCAGGCGATCATGAAAAAGTTTCCAAAAGTTGATAAAGAGTTGCCACGATTCTTGAAGTATGAGTATAAGGGCTCTGCCTACCAAATAGTGGCACCACGGACGGTGGCGGATATCGTACGTGAAGGATCTCTGCTCAGGCACTGCATCCATACCTGTGATTTCTATTTTTCGAGGTATGAAACCAGGGAGACATTCATTCTTTTCCTCCGGAAAAACGACAATCCGAGTAAGCCGTGGTATACGCTTGAGGTTGAGCCGTCGGGCAATATCCGCCAGAAGCGAACTGTTGGCGATAACCAAAACAATGACCTGAAGGCAGCAGTTCCGTTTTTACATGAGTGGCAGAAATGGCTTCAGAAGATCCTCAGCGAAGAAGATAAGAAACTTGCAAAGATCAGTGAGAAGAAGAGAAAAGAAAATTATAAGAAGATCAGGGAAGAAAAAAAGAAGGTATGGCATGGAAAACTGCAGGGGCAGCTACTTGCAGATGTGCTTGAGGCTGACTTCTTAGGACTGGAGGAAATATGTTAGATATAACAAATGTGACAAGGGCAACACCGAGCACGACTTATGAAGAGTTCAAGACCGAGCTTGACACGGAACTTAGCAAGAGCGCTGAGGGATTTGTCCGGATAGGATACTTGCTGAAACTGGCAAGAGATACAGACGTGCTTGCAGGACGATATTCGAGTGTGACGGAATTTGCACAGGCCGAATACGGCATCGATAAGACCACCGTCAGCAGGTGGATGCGTATCAATGATAAATTCTCGGAAGGAGGGTACAGCGACCAGCTCCTTGAGCAGTACAGAGGTTTTGGTTATGCAAAGCTATCACTCATGCTGCAGATCCCGGATGCAATAAACGAGACTCTTACACCGGCCTACAGCAAGGCAGACATACAGCAGATCAAGGATGATGTTGATACAGAGAAACAGGTGAGCGACATTGAAGTCATGATTGACGAGATGGAACACCCACAGACAGACGACCGCCTCCTTGCATTTCTGAAAGCTATTGACATGCCAGATAAATGGGATGATGAGAATTACACGGCAATAGAGCTTCTTGCTCCACAGGGCGATGGATATGTGTCTGCAAGAGTTCCCGGCGTAGGCAAACTTGGCATGACGATAATGGATGGCAAGGACGAGGTAACTCTGACGAATATCAGAACAGGTGAATTCTGGAGATACCCGTCAGCCGAAGTAAATTCAACGTTTTTGGAAGTTGTGAAGCTATACAAAAAGAGATCAGGCAATACATCTTCGGCGAAAAATGAGCAGAAAAAGCCCCAAAGTGCTCAGAAACCATCGAAGACTACCCAGAAAGCAGTCAGCAGAGTGCAGAAAACTGAAAAAAAGGCAGTTGCACCGGTACAACCGGAAAAGGCATCAGTCGAAGTAACTGCTACGGTGGGACCTGTTTTAGATAGCAATGAAACACAGAAAACCGAGACACCTGTCAGTGGCGAAATAATGACACCTCCAGAGCAGGCGGAAACACAGACAGAACTGCATACGGCAGCAGGTTCGGAAGATGAAAACAGACTGAAGACGCACCTTAGTACACTAATATTTGATCTGCAGATAGCCATAGATAGAGGAGACTGGTCAAAAGTGCTTATTACACTTAAAAAGATGACAACACCTGTAGAGACATTAGTCGGTAAGGAGTCGGAAAATGGCGAGTAAGCAGGCAAGGGCAAAGGAGTTTTCACCAAAGGTCAGAGAAGTTATTAAGAGAAGAGATGGAGGCTGCATCTTCTGCAGGATGAACTATCAGATGGATAGCATCAACTGGTTTGATTCACAGATTATGTCAATAATGCATTACATTCCAAGGTCAAAGGGCGGCCTTGGAATAGAGCAGAATGGCGCGCTGGGGTGTCAGTATCATCACACGATGCTGGATAACGGTTATCAAGGCAGACGGGCAGAAATGCTTGAGATGTTTAAAGGGTACTTACAGAATCACTATGATAACTGGAACGAAGAAGAATTGTATTACAGAAAATGGAGGTAATTTATGTTTGTTAATTATTCAATACTTAAGAAAATGATAAAGGCGGCATATGAGCATCATGTCCTTACAGTAGCTTGCACACCGGATCTTGTAATAATACAGAGCGCCAAATGGGGCATAAGTGTACGGCGGAGCTTCCTTCACAACAAGGTGATGGCTGCACTTGCCGAGTTTATTGGAGAACTGCCACCGCAGGGAGAGGCATGGAGCTATATAAAAAATGGGAAAAACATGGAAAAGCAGGAAGAACTCATGGAGACTATTGAAGGATACTTTATGTATAAGCCCGGCAAGAGATACAGCAAGACGGATGTATATGTAAGGACTTTTGGGAGTCTGTATCAGATATATGAAAGCGATGATATGAGCAAGCTGTACATAAACTCTGTGTTTACAGAGCTTATCGATGCGATGAATGTCGAAACAGAGAGAGGAGAGATTCAGCCTCAGAAATGGACGACTGGCCAGCATGGATTGATCTATATCACAAATAATGTGATGACCTTATACTGCAACTATTACCACGGACAGACAGAGCTTGAAACAGAACTGTTGTCATTGATAGAGGATACAAGTTTGCTTGAGAAAGATATGCTTGTGAAGAAAGGGGAAGCGTAGTTGAAAATAATAGCAAAGAGAGAAGCAGATCTGTCAGTTGAAGATTTTACTGATCTGGTCCGCAAAGGCAGATTAACAAAATTACTCAGCGTAGGAGATCAGCTTACAGTTGGATACAGGGATAAGATACTGTTGCTTGATGTAATAGACCTGAACAAGGATGGTGAGGGAACCGTAACGGTTCAGACTCATTACACACTTGATGATATTATGAAGTACAGCGAGAAAGGAATGCTTGCGTGGGAATCATCAGATATCCGCAAGTATCTGCATCATATTTTCCTCCCAGGACTGGATGATGACTTTAAGAAACTTCTGACAGTACGAAAAAGCACCAATACCATAGGGGATGATACTATTGATAGAATTTTCATTTTATCTGTTGATGAAATGGTAAACGGATATGAGTATTACAGGATACAGGAGAGAACAATCAAAACAAATGGAGATGGAGAATATAAGGCATATTGGCTGAGGTGTCCGTCAGCCTGGGCGGAAACCGGTACTTGGTGCTGCGGCGGTGGTTACTACCGCAGACAGACCGGGAATAGTTCGCTTGCTGTAGCTCCATGTATGGTTATTGGAGGATAAAACGAATGTTGACATTACCAATTGTGTTCCGTAATGGATATTCAGCGGCTAGTCGGCAGATAAAAGCGATGTGTACGCTTAGTATAGGCACAGGCAAGCCAGAGTGGGGAGCTGAACAAGGGAAGAAGTATTATATATTACACATCAAAGAGATAGATAAGGAGTAACAAATGAGAGAGACGAAAGATATTGAAATGAATAGCCTGGCTGTAGAGTGTGAGGACTGTAAGAGTACACACAAGGTATCAGTATACATAGACTTCGCCGGACCGGTCAGTTACAGAGAGGCTGAACAGTATGTTGCAGATCTTATATGCCTGGGACAGAGAGAGCTTGAGAAAGAGAGCAGCAGATTTGCAGCTAGATATATGAAAAATAAGTGCGATGCAAAATAGAGCTACAAGGCAAAATATAACAAGGGAGGAGATAGATAATGCCTACTGGGACAGACAGGGCAGCAGTCACCGAATATGATGAGATAGAGCATGCACTAGAGGAGGTGTCAAAAGTAGTGAATAAAGCATCGCAGGATTGTGGTAAAGCACTGGAGATCTATAACGGCCTGCTGGCTGTTATGAAAAAGAAAACTCCTAAGCAATATGGAGAATATCTACAGAAAAAAAGACAAGGAAAGAGGCGGTACAAGTGAAGAATATAAATATGAGTAACTACGTAAGCGTGGATGTTATAAAAGATATGGTGTTAAAGGATCGGAAAAGAATATTTGACTCAATAAATATGCCAGAGATAGTACCCTGGCTTGAGTCAATAGGATATTTTAATGCGCCAGCATCTGCACAGTATCATGGATCCCATGAGGGCGGTTTGTATGAGCATTCATGGCGTGTGGCTGAATATCTCAGTGAAATATCAAGTGCCCTGGGATACAAGTGGGACAGATGGCAGTCACCTTTTGTCATAGGGTTACTGCATGATGTGTGCAAGTGCGACGAATACAAGGCAACAAAAGAAGGGTACGAAAGGAACGACGAAACAAGGTATTTGGGACATGGCGATAAGAGCCTCATAATACTCATGGGGCATGTGGATCTTACGGAGGAAGAAAAAATGTGTATAAGATACCACATGGGAGCGTACACGGATAAAAAGGAATGGAGTTATTATGGTAATGCTGTTCGTGAGTGCTCTGGAGTGCTGCTTACTCACATGGCAGATATGCTTGCAAGCCATGTAGACGATATGTAGGGGGTGTGGCAGGTGACTGATGCGGATATCAAGAAAGTGGTAAATGCTACAATTGATTCTATGCTGCGGAAGAATATGCTGCGCTATAATGATAACGTTATACTATCCTCGGTTGGGAATATTCTCACAAGATACTACGATAGCGACATGAAGGATATAACAATCAAGGACACTCTTGATAAGCTGAGTGATCATACCTACAGCGATATCCTGGCAATGTATTACAGAGATCATATGACGCTCGAGGTCATAGCCGAAAAATATAATGTTGATGTAAGCACAGTTCGCCGCAACAAGAGAAAGTTTTGTCTTGAGTTTTACAACAAGTATCCAGATATGATTGAGTTGGGATGACAGCCCATGCAGTTGCACCGGTGCAACATTTTACAGAGTCGGTATTATTACCGGCTCTTTTTATATGCCTATGGGCGCACTGGTGTTTTACATGAAAATATCTGAAAATGAGGAAAAAGGGGCATGACACCTGACAAGTATCAGGTGCATGTCCACACTATGCGGAGGTGGTTAGATGGACAAGTTACAGGATTACATCAAGCCGGAGCTCCTGGTACTGATACCGGTGCTTTATATCTTAGGTGTGATGTTCAAGAAGACAGAGAAGATCAATGACAAGTATATCCCGGTGATGCTCGGAATTATAGGCATAGTGCTCAGTGCAATATATGTGGCAGCAGTCAGCGGCATATGTCTCATGAGCGTGTTTACGGCAATAACGCAGGGAATACTTGTAGCGGGGGCAGCAGTATATGTGAATCAGCTTGTAAAGCAGAATAAGGAGTAGGGATGACAGATACAATCATCGTCGGCCTGCTCAGTCTGGCTGGTACATGCATAGGATCACTTGGCGGACTGAGGATGACGAGTTATCGGATAGAACAGCTTGAAAAGAAGGTTGATAAGCATAATAACTTTGCAGAGCGCATCCCGGTTCTCGAGGAAAAGATAGAATCCGCCAATGACCGAATAAAGAATCTTGAAAAACATGAGGAGAAGTAAGAATGAATATGCTTAAGTGCTTGTTAACCAACAATGGTTGCTATAAAGAGGCAAAGAGGATGACTCCTGTGGGAATCATCATACATTCTACCGGGTGTAACAATCCAAACCTCAGAAGATATGTGCAGCCGGATGATGGCATCATCGGATACAACATATATCAGAACGACTGGAATCAGCCTGAGACCGATGTGTGTGTACATGGATTTGTAGGCAAGACGTTAAAGGGTGACGTTAGATTTGTTCAGACATTGCCCTGGAACTTTCAGTGCTGGGGTTGTAGTAGCGGCTGGAGAGGAAGTTACAACAGAGGATATATACAGATCGAGGTATGTGAGGATGATCTCACAGACGAGAAGTATTTTGAGAAGGCTTTTGCAGTTGCGATGGAAGTCACAAGATATTTGGTGAAGCAGTACAACATCAGTATCAACAACGTCATATCGCACAAGGAGGCACATGATAGAGGCTATGCATCCGACCATGTGGATTGCAATCATTGGCTTGCGAAGTTCGGAAAAGATATGGACTGGTTCAGGCAGCAGGTCAAGAAGGGGCTTACAACTACGACCACGAAAAAGCCTACAACATCAGCAACGAATAAAACGACAACTACAACATCATCGTTTAAGTCGTACAGGGTAAAGGTAACGGATCCGGCTCTTAATATCCGTGCCGGTGCCGGAACTAATTACAAGGTGAATGGAATGATAACGGATATGGGAGTGTATACGATCATCGCTGAAAAAAGTGGAACAGGAGCGAAGAAATGGGGACGGCTTAAGAGCAAAGCCGGCTGGATTGCCCTCGATTATACACGGAAGATATAAAGGGGTGAGGCCATGGACGAGCCAAAGCTCAAGCCGCAGCTCAAGCTGATGGCCACATACTACATTGGTGAGTGTGCCGGCAATGCAGAACAGTCTGCGATTCGTGCCGGCTACTCGAAGAAGTATGCAAGAGGTAATGCATATAAGCTTATAGCGAGACAGGATGTGCAACAGTACATAGCATATCTCAGATATCTGCAGAGTGTTAATCCTACAAGCCCTATCTTGCATATAGCTACAATCAATGAGATTCAGGGATTTTGGACAAATGTAATGGACTCAAACAGGTACGACATTAAGGACAGGCTGAGAGCATCAGAGCTTTTAGCTAAGAGCATAGGAGCATTCGATGAATTCTAGGACATTATCAGACTTCTATCACTCGAGAGAGTGGCAGAAGTTTACATATGTAGTTAGAAGTGAAAGAGTAGATGATAAAGGACAGATCATATGTGAATACTGTCACAAGCCGATCACGAAGGCTTATGACTGTATTTGCCATCACAAGATATATCTGACCGAAGATAACTACAGGGATGTGTCAGTATCTCTGAATCCGGACAACATAATGCTTGTGCATCACAGATGTCATAATGTGATTCACGATAAACTTGCCAGCAGGCGGTCTGTATATTTGGTATATGGATCGCCACTTGCGGGCAAGACCTCTTACGTCGATAGTGTTAAGTCTGCTGGTGATCTTATCATAGACATGGACCGCATCTGGTTGTGCGTTTCGGGATGTGAGCCATATGTTAAGCCGGCACGACTTAACGCTGTTGTGTTTGGTATGAGAGACTATCTCCTTGACTGTGTTAAGTACAGGACAGGCAAATGGCAGAATGCGTATATAGTTGGAGGCTATCCGCTAATAAGCGAACGAGACCGCCTGTGCCGTGAGCTTGGGGCTCAGGAAATATATATAGACACAGGTAAGGAAGAATGTATATCACGTCTGTATTCGGATAATTCCAGAAATACGGAGTTGTGGCAGAAATACATAAACGATTGGTGGGAAAAATACTCCCCCCCACCTGAGCTGTGATTGGCCCCTTGATGGGGACTGTTGGGGGGTGGTAATTTTCACCGAAAACCGAAAAATGAGATTTTCGGTTTTGAAAATGCATGAAAAGAGCAGAAAGGAGAGCAAAAGTGGCTGTATATGGTTTTGATGAGGCTTTAAACAAGGTGGAGGTACTCACGGAGAAGGACTTTGGAGATGACTCAGCGTATGGCTGTGTGGTGCCTTGTAAACCTCACAACATTAGAATAATAAAAACATCCCTCTCGGTTGCAAAAGGAATTGAGCCAGGGAAAACGGGAACCGCAAACGCTATAGGAATTGGCAGGATAGGAGAATTATTTGTCAACCCTCTTTCAGTAACGGTACTTGTGTCAGGAAAGTGTAATACACAGGATTTAGAAGCAGCATCGGTCAATTTTTGCTCGGGTGTAACGATGGATATAAGCGGCAAGTATAGTGTCACTGCATATGCTTACAATGCTGGATCAGCCAAAACAACTATATCTCATGACTGCGATGTTTTGATAGTAGGAGAATGTGATTAATTTGGGTAGAAAAGAAGAGTTGATAAAGCTGACAGGTAATAGCAGTGAGCTCATGGAACAACTTGTTGACGAGATATTGTACATGGAAACTCAGCTTAAATATTACAGGTCACTGCCACAGATTCGGGTCGATAAGGAAAGGCCTGAGAGACAGCGTGCCACTCCGGCGGCGAAGCTCTACAAGGAGACAATGCAGCAATACACAAACTGCATCAAGATCATTGCGAAATGTGCTGGATTTGATGCTGACGACGAAGAGTCGCCTCTTAGAGCGTGGGCGAGGAAGTTTCTTGATAAATGCTGATACAGAATAAAACGATATGGACACCGGACAATAGTAACTTACTCCGGTACAAAGAACTTTGTGAGATCGGAACATACATCATCGGCGAGGATCTGAAGACACAGCTTGTGAATTTGTCTGAAGACCTGAAGACCGGTGAGTATAGATATGATACAGAAGATGCGCTTCTTAGAATAAATTTCATGGAGCATTGCGTCCGACTTACAAAATCACCATTTTATAATCAGCCCATGGTCTTGATGGACTGGCAGAAGGCACTCATAGAAGCAGCCTACAGCTTCAAAATGCCCGATACCGGTTTTGACCGGTTTAAGAGAGTACTGCTTGAGATAGCAAGAAAAAACGGCAAAACAGAGACATGTGCAGGCCTGGCATTTGCGGAACTTATAGTTGGAAATCCCGGATCAGATATAGTCGCATCCTCAAACGATGATGCCCAGGCAAATATTACATATAATGCCGTGGACGTTATGAGGCTGCTTGTCGATCCTAAGAGCCAGGACACCTGGAAAAATCAGTTTGGAATATCTAATCTGAACAATGGATCAAAGATGACCAAGCTCACGGACCGTACAAGGAATAAAGAGGGCCGAAACATTGATTTTGCTGTGGTCGATGAAATCCATGAGATGAAACAGAATGTCATTGTGAAGTCAATAGAACAGTCCCAGAGTATTAAGGATAATCCAAAACTATGGTTGATCACGACTGATGGATTTGTATTTGAGGGATTCCTTGATGATGAGCTGAAGAAAGCTCATGCAGCTATATACCGTGAAGATGATTCGATGGCAAGCAAGCGAAGACTTGACTGGCTATACACACAGGATTCGGAAATGGAGATCTGGACAAATCCAAAGAGCTGGTACAAGTCGAACCCTACCCTTGGAGTAGTGAAAAAACTTGAATATCTTGAGGAACAGGTTGAACTTGCAAAGATGTCAAAGGCAGACCGTATATTCGTGCTGTCGAAGGATTTTAACATTAAGCAGAATGGTACAGAGAGCTGGCTCAATATTGAGGACTATACATATAAGGCGGTATATGACATTGAAGATATGCGAGGAGCTATTGCCCTTGGAATGGTCGATCTTGCGGAGACAACAGATCTATGCTGCGCAAAGGTGCTCATGATGAGACCAGGCGATGACACAAAGTATATATATACAAAGTATTTCATCCCACGGCAAAAACTGGACGCCGATAAGGACGATCATAAAGCGGGTGCCCGCTATAAGGAATGGGCGGACGCCGGATATATAGCAGTATGCCAGGATAACGAGATAGATCTTGCGGTAGTGGCAGATTGGTTCTATCAGTTGTACAAGGACTATAAGATCAGGATTATATATTGCGGTTACGATCAGAGGTTTTCCAAAGACTGGATAGAGAGAATGTCCATGTATGGCTGGACAAGAGAAGGCAAAGAGCTTGAGATGGTGCTGCAGAATGCGGCGACACTGAACAATGCACTGAGACTTGTCGAGGCTGACTTGAAGAGCCGTCTGATCAACTATAACGAGAATCCGGTAGATAGATGGAACTTTAAAAACTCGTGTCTGAAGATGGATGATAAGCGTCAGGCACTGTGTATCAAGACTAACGATGAAAATAAGATAGATGGCTCGGTAACACTCATAGGTGTATATGAGATGTTTCGCCGACATAAGAGTGAATTCCTGTCAAGGGTTAACAAGAAAGGTAAGTAGAATGGGCTGGTTTAATAACCTGATTAGAAAGAAAAAAACAAATACATATCTTGCAGATATGCTAAGTGGATATGCACCTATATATAGCCAGTTTGGACAGGATATATACGCAAGTGACGTAGTACAGCAGGCTGTGAGCTGCATCGTCCAGGAATGCATTAAGCTGATCCCCAAGCACATAAAGACCAAGGGATCAGATATCATCCCGGTAAACAGTGACATACAGCGGTTATTAAGGCAGCCAAATGAATTGATGACTACAGCAGATTTTATTGAAAAGTTCATGTGGAATCTGATGCTGAATTATAACAGTTGGATAATCCCGACATTCTACACCTGGAAGGATGCGAACGGAAAGGAGCAGAGGAAGTACACCGGTTTATATCCGGTGTTTCCGACCAGTGTCGAATGGCAGCAGGACAAGGACAACACCCTGTATGTCAAGCTTGGATTTGCAAATGGCTATGAGATGACATTGCCATACAGTGAAGTGATACATATCAGATATAGATATAGTGTCAATGAACTGATGGGCGGAAATGAAGCTGGCCAACCGGATAATCAAAGCTTGTTGAAGACTCTGCAGATCAATCAGGACCTTCTTGAAAGTGTGAGCAGGGCAGCCAAGAGAGGGATGAACATAACAGGAATAGTTAAGTTCAACACATACATGGATGATGACAATGCGACAGAGACGGCGCTGAAGAATTTTGAGAAGAAGATCAATCAGAGTTTGAGCGGATTTCTTCCTCTCGATCTGAAGACAGAATATACACCTATTACCCCGGACATTAAGCTCATTGATCCAGATACCTTGAAATTTGTCGACGAGAAGATCCTGAGAAATTATGGCACATCTATCCCGATCCTTACAGGCGATTATACAAAAGCTCAGTATGAGGCTTTTTTCCAGAAAGCTATAGAACCTATTGTTGTAAAAGTAGGGCAGGCGTTCACTAAAACCATTTTCACTCCTGGGGAGAAAGCAAGAGGCCATGAGATCCGGTTCTATACGAAGACTCTTGAGTTCATGACGACGGATCAGGTAATTGAGATGGTAAGAATCCTAGGTGATTCGGGCGACCTTTATGCAAATGAAAAGAGAAATGCATTTGGCTTTGAACCACTTGCAGAGCTCGAAGGTAAGAGAATGCAGTCGCTTAATTATATTGACGTCAACAAGGCGTGGATATATCAACAGAAGAAACTTGGAGGGCAGAACGATGAGAAAAAGTGATACAGAAAAAATGACTGTAACAAGGGCATATGATTTTGAAGTCAGGGCTAAACACGATGACGAGCACGGATATTATCTGGAAGGTCGCCCGATCATATATGGCAGCAGAACAGACCTTGGCTACTTTGATGAGATCATAGAACCTGGTGCGCTGGATGGGGCTGATCTTAGAGACGTCAGATTCCTTGTGAATCACAACACGAACATGATCCCTTTGGCCAGGTCGAGGCGGAATAACAAGAATTCGACAATGCAGATGAGTGTTGACGATAAAGGAATGCACATCAGGGTTAATCTCGATGCGGAGAGAAATACTGATGCAGCAAATCTGTACAGTGCAGTTGAGAGAGGAGACATAAGCGGCATGTCGTTTATGTTTACCATAGATGATGAGGAGTGGGAGAATCTTGAAAGTGATCATCCCCTCAGACACATCAGGAAGGTGAGTAGTGTGTTTGAAGTATCTGCGGTAACCTTCCCGGCGTATGAAGCTACTGAAATCTCAGCAAGAGCGAAGGAGACGCTGGATAGTGTCAAATCCACGCTGGACAGCGTGAGGGCTAAGTCGGAGGAGTCTGACACGGATTTGGAGCTTGCAAAGCTGAAAGCAGAGATTCTTTACAAATAAGGAGGCAAAGAAAAGATGAAGAAAGAATTAAGGATTTACTTACAGAAGACTATTGATGCGAAGAACAAGAGAGCCACAGAACTCAAGGATCGTATCAAGACAGCTACTACAGCTGATGAAGTTCGCAGCCTTGGAGATACTTTAGATGAAGTACTTACAGAGCTTGAGGATGCAAAAAAACAGCTTGCAGAACTTGATGATGAAGGAGATGATGGTAACTCCGGAGATGATGGTGACAATTCCAGGGCACAGATACCTGCTAATGCTGAACTCCGTGGGGGCACACCGATTGCTGCATTTGCAACAAATAAGAGATCTGATGAAAAAATAGATCGTCATGATACCTTGGAGTATCGTAGTGCGTTCATGGAGTACGTGTGTAGGGGTGTAGAAATCCCACATGAACTCAGAACTGATGCAGTGACAGGCGTAACAGATGCCAGCGCAGTTATACCGACATCGCTCATGCACGAGATC